GCCAGTAGCCGTAGACGCCCGCGAGCGGCGAGCCACCGCCACAGTAGCCGTGCAGCGGCCCGGCGTTCGCCTGATCGTCCGAGCCGTTCACGGCGTCGGCCAGCGCCCGCACGCCGTCCACGTCGTTCGCCCAGCAGTCCGCCTGCAGCCGCAGCGTATTCGGCCCCACGGCATCGCTGAGCGTGAGCCCGCTCAGCTTGTCGACCTTCTTCAGCGTGATCGCCGGGAACGTCGGACGCTGAGGCAGGATCCCGGTATAGATCCGCGTCCCCACGAGGGAGGCGACCGTGGGGTCGGCCAGCAGGATCGCGCGCACCGCGGTCTCGATCACTTGGCCCTCGTGTACTTGCGGACCACGCGCGCGTACTGCTTCTGCAGCTCGTCCGTCAGGGCCCCCGCGAAGCCGCCGCGGAAGGCGTCGAACGCCGGGCGAATCCAGGGCCGGGCCGCCATCTTCGACGTCCCGAACTCGAGGAAGGGCGCGATGAAGCCGACGGAGCCCTTCGCCGTCGAGGGCCCGACGAGCACGGTCACCCGCCCGAACTCGGCCTCGTGCTTCGACGCCTTGACCACGAACGAGTCGGCGACGTGCGGCGCCACGTTGCTCCGCGGGGACGTCCGCTCGAACTCGTCGCGCAGCGGGGCCCCCGTCTTCAGCAGGGCGGGCCGCAGCACCTCATCCGAGGCGAGGTCATGGCCGAGGGCCTCGACGTTCCGGAGGGCCTCCTCGAGCCCCGTCCACTTCGCGGTGATCATGCCGCCTGATCCTCCGCGCGGGCTCGCGCCACGAACTCCCAGCCCTCGCGCCGGTTGATCTCGCGGACCTCCAGGATGTCGTAGAGCACGCCGTCATGGCTGGCCCGGTACTTCACGGTCGGCACCCCCGCCACGTCCAGCCAGTAGCGCGTCCGGAAGCGGACGACGCTCCAGGCCTGCTCCTGGCCCTCCCGGAAGGCCTCCGTCCCGCTCTCCGGGAGCACGGAGGCCCAGACGGTGGCGATGTCGGCCCAGGCCTCCAGGACGGCCCCGGAGGCGGACTGCGTCTCCGTGACCCGCTGGAAGGTGACGCGGCGGTCGAGCTTCCCCGACATCATCAGAAGACCCTCAGCGGCCAGAGCAATCGCTCGACCGTGATGGCGGCCGGCGTGCTGATCGTCCCGACGATGACCTGCTCGCGCCGCTCGTAGAACTCGCCCGCGTGGATCTGGATGGCCTGTTTGATCTGGACCGGGACAGCCGTCGCGGCGCCGTAGCCGGCGCTGAACACGATCTCGACCACGCCCTCGCCATCGTACGTCGTCGGCCAGGCGTAACCCGAGGCCAGCTCGATCCGGCCCATCGGAGCTTCGGGCCCGACGTACTTGTGCTCGTGGTAGCCGGCGGCCGCGAAGGTCTGCTGGGTGCGGGTGACGTCGAGGTACTTCACAGACGTCACGGACAGAAGGGGCGGGCGGGGGATCTCGATCACCCCATCCTCCGGCCACTCGTCGAGCGTCATCGTCCACGTTGCCGTGATGAGCTGCCGGCCGAGGTACTGCTCGATCCACTGCCGCGAGGCGGTGATCGCCGCGGCGAGGTACGGGTTGTCTTCCGGTGCGTCCACCCTCGAATGGAGACGCTGCTCGTCGAGGCTCACGGGCTCCGCGGCCGGCGCCGTCGTCAGCGCCAGTCGGGCGTTCCATGGACAATCGACGAGCCTCGCGTACCTCATGGTCCCTTCTCGCGTCAGGTGCGGGGCGAGGCCCGGAGGCCCCGCCCCGTCACGGAAACTAGGCGGCGACGACCTTGGCGCCCGCATCGAGGGGCTTGTACCAGCAGACCCACTTCGTCGTGCCGGGGTTGTTGCCCGACGTCTTGGCGCCGACGGCGCCCGGCTTCAGGACCACGGGGTTCTGGAACCGAACGCCGGCCGTCGTGAGCAGCGTGGCATCCCCGGGCAGCCCGGTGATACCGATCATGCAGCCGGCTTCCTTGCTGGCGATCGACGCTGCGGCCGACAGATCGCCAACCGTCCCACCCGTCGGGGTGTGGACGAGGTTGAAGTTGCACGCGGTGGCGTCGCTCGCGCCGACCACTTCGCCGAGGAAGAACGCCTCGACGCGACCGCCGCTGACGGTGAAGTAGGTGGTCGTGCTGGTCTGCGGCAGCGTCGCCACGGCCCGCTCGACCGGCAGCCCACGGGTGAGACTCGTGAGCGTGAGGGGATCGATCTCCGACGCGCTGAGGTAGGGCATGATCAGCTCCCTCAGTCCACGATCATCGACGGCGGGGTCGCCTGCGAGTAGCCCATCTCGAGCCGGTACATCACCGACGCGAAGTTGGTCGCCTGGCTGGAGTCCGAGATCGTGCAGCCGAGCACGTCGTACGCTCCGGTGAACTCGGCCGGGTCGATCTCGATGACGATGTGCTTCGACTTCACGTCGGCCGCGACCGTGTAGGCGGTGGCGGACGTCTTGCGGACGAGCGTGTCGTCGGCCGCGACGTCCTCGTTCGCCCAGATGCGCGCTGCGGCCGCGATCGAGACCGCGCCGGTCGGCGCGACCGCGGTGGCCCTCTGCGGCTGGATGACGGTCGCGTGCCCGACGGCCTGCTTGAGGACGACCTCGATCCAGGCGCGCTTCACGCCCTTGAGCGACACGTAGTCGCAGGTCACGCCACCGTTCGTGGTGACGCAGCCGAGCGTCGCGACGACCGGCTTGAACTGCTCGACGAGATTGACGTTCATGGTTCTCCTCCCTTACGCCCGGACGGCCAGGACGACGAAGGGGCTGACCGTGGCCGTGCCCTTGTACGGGGTGAGCGGGCTGTTCGGGATCGGCGCCCCGTTGAAGCGGAGCACGAACCGGAACACCGACTCGTCGTACAGGAACCGGACGTGGATGGACGACGCGGTCTGCGTGCCGCCCTTGCGGATCGCGAGGTACTGCGAGAAGTCGCAGAACGCGATGTCGCCGACGGTGCCGAGCGCCGCAGCCTGCTCGATGGGGACGATGGGACGGCCGAGCAGCGTGCCGGCCGGGGTCGCGGACATCCCGCCCGCCGGGATGAACATCGGCACGCCGCCGACGCCCACGGCCTGCGAGAGCTGGAAGAGCTGCGGCCAGGTCTCCTGGTTGATGAACCACGCGGCGTTGCCGAGCGAACCGGCGGGCATCCGCGAGTACATCTTCTGGAGGTTCGCGGCCACGATCGTCGCGGCGGTCTGGGCCGCCTCCTTCGCGACGGTCACGAGCGCGGGGGCGGCGAGGATGCCGAGCGGCTTGCCGGCCCCGTTCCCGTTGTAGATCGCGTCGTCGAGCTGGAAGCCGAACTCGTCGGCGAACCACTCGTTGACCACCGAGGTGATCGCGGTGGCGTCCTGCAGAAGCTCGTCGGTCGCGTAGAAGAGGCCGATGAGCTTCTGGAGGTTGTAGTCCCACTGGCGGAACTTCGGCATGGAGTCCGTCTTGACCGCGGCTTCCGCCGCCCAGTAGGCGATGATCCCGCCGTACCGGCTGGAGACGCGCGAGGTCTCGTTGGCGAGGTTGAGCTTCAGGCCGTTCGACATCGGCCCGATCTCCTGGACGCGGACCCGGCTGGCGAGCTGGCCCGTGGTGAACGCCTTGTTGGTCAGCTCGGTCGCGAAGTCCGACTGCACGAGGAAGCCGCCCTCGGAGGGGACGGATTCGTTCAGCCCGCTGGCCGCGGCCACGAGGCGAGGGTCGCTGCCCCGCTGGACGGCCTGGAGCAGCTCGCCCACGGTCCCGAACTTCTCGGGCTTGGGGTCGGCCGCGGAGGCCGACGCCGCGGTGGCGATCGGCCGGGCCTCGGTGCGGTCGTACTCGAGCTGGCGCCGCTCGAGCTTGAGGGTGGCCTCGATGCCGTCGATGTCCGCTGTGATCTTGTCGGCCGACTCCCGCTCCTCGGGACTCAGCGCCCGGTCCTGCTTCTTGGCTTCGCCGAGGAGCGCGCTCAGGTTTCGCTTGCGCTCGCTGGCCTCGGCTTCCAGCCTCTGGATTCGGTCCATCTCGTGCTCCTCGTGCCGGGGAAGCGAAAAGCCCGCCGCCGGCACCGTGAATCGTTGGTGCCAGACAGCGGGCCTGCACGAGGCGCTCTGTCGCTACCGCCAGCCGGGCCCCGAGGGGCGCTACTGGAGGCCGTCCGATCTACGCGGTTATCGTATCACGACCTGTCAAGCCCCCTGCGCTTCAAGGCCCTGCGAGGGTCTTCCTCGTCGGCCACGGCCGCCGGAACCTCCACCGCGCGGGACGGGCGGGCGACGGCTGCGACTGCGACCGGCATCTCCGGCACCAGCTCCGCGAACCCGGAGGCCACGTTGACCTCCACCTCGATCTGCGTCATCTCGACGATCGCGCCCTTCTGGGCTCCGCTCAGGATTCGGACCTTCATGCTTTCACCTCGATTCCAGCGAGCACAGCCCTGGCCCGCAGTTCCGTCTCGTCATGGGCGCGGGTCGCCGTCTTCGGCCTGTACCCGTTCGCCGCCTTCGCCACGACCTCGTCGAGCGTCCCAATCCGGTCCACGACTCCGGCCGCAAGCGCCTGGGAAGCCGTCAGGATGCCGCCCCGCCCGTAGTCGGCGTGGACCTTGGCGGCTGAGATCTTCCGACCCTTCGCCACGTCGGCCTCGAACTGCTGACCCGCCTCGTCCACCCGGGCCTGCACCGCGGAGAGGGCGGCCTCGGACAGCGGCTCGGCCGGATTACCCTCCGTCTTGCGCTCGCCATACGAGATGAACGTCACGGCGAGGCCCTCCCGCTCCAGCGCCTTCGATTGGTCGACGTGGACCGTGAACACGCCCACCGAGCCCACGATCCCGGAGGGGGTCACCACGACCTCGTCGGCCTGGGCGGCCAGCCAGTACGCCGCGCTCGCCGCGATCGGATCGGCCACAGCCACGAGAGGCTTCGAGCCCCGCGCATTGCGGATGGCGGTCGCCGCTTCCGTCACCCCGAACACCTCGCCGCCGGGGCTGTCGATCACCATGATCACGGCCCCCACCGAGGGATCACCGAGGGCCGCCACGACCTCCTGGGCGAACGCCTGGACGCTGGTCCCTCCGAACAACATGGAGAAGAGCGAGGGCTTCTGCGTCAGGAAGCCAGAGAGTGGGATGACGGCCACGGCGCCCACCGACTTCCGGGCCGGGATGAGCCGCACCGCGGCCTCTACCGTCCGGGTGAAGACGGCACCCTTCGCCTGCTCGGCCCACTGCCGATAGGTTCGCTCGTCCATCGCCAGCACGTCAGCCCACGGGTTCATAGTCCCTCCTGCAAAGACGTTTCATGCTACTGCGAGCAGCTCGAGAACCTCGTCGTCGTCGTTTCGCTCGAATGCTGGCCAGCCCCATCCGCCGAGGCGCCCGATTGTCCCGCTCCCGACGTACCTGAATGTGCGTGGCAGCGGACGGTCGAAGCCGACGAATGGGCCGGGCGACACGTAGATCACGGGCGGGGAACTCGTGAGGAATGTGGACGCCGCGCCGGAAGCGGCAGCCGCACCAGACCCGAGGTACTCCCACGTCGTGCTTCCGCCAGACTGGTACTGGGTCGGAGCGTTCCCGCTCGCCGTCGCTGTGCCAGTCGATGCGAAGACCTTGAGCTTTTGAAGTGAGGCGGAGCCCCCCAGGACCGCGCCGCCGACCCCGACGTACTCGAATCTGTCGGTCTGGCTGGTGGTGGCTGCTCCATCCGCAACAGCCCCGCCGGATGGGACGAACGCCTTCACCTTGAGCGGTGTCGCAGCGCCGCCCGAGACGATCCCGCCGGATGCTGATGCGGTGCGAACGACCAGCCGCGTCGTTGTCGCTGCCCCGCCCGTGACCGCACCCCCGGTAACCGTGGCCGTGCGGACGACAAGGCGTAGGGTGGTCGCCGCCCCGCCCGTCGTCGCGGTTCCGCTCGGGGTGTAGGACCAGATGGTCCCTCCGATGAGGTAGGAGGTGGTCGCTGCCCCGCCCGTGACCGCACCGCCCGCCGGAACGTAGGCTCGGATGTCCAGTTGTCCCGTGGCCGCCGCGCCAGAGGCTACAGCCCCACCTGACGGAGTGAAGACCTTGAGCTTCTCACTGAGGACGGTTCCCGAAGCGACGATTCCGCCCACGGCAATCGCGCGCTGGCCATCCAAGACAAGGGGCGGGCGCTCATGCCCGCGGATTGTCGGCTGCCACTGCCATCGCTCGGGGTAGGCGTTGAGTCCCGCCCCACCCGTACCGGCAAGGCCGGTACGGGTCGCAGTCCAGGCAGAGGAGACCTTCACGCCGGTCGCCTCATCATCTTGCCCACGGCATCGACCAGCTTGTAGTGGTGCGCGAGCAGGCCCACCGTCGCCATGTGCTCACACGGCACGTCGAAGTCAGCGTGGATCTCGAAGCCTGCCCGTACCGCCTTCTCGCAAAAGGACAGGTCTTCGGAGCGAGTCATCACGCCCCACTCGTCCGACACGAAGTCGAAGACGGGCTTCAGCGCATGAAGGACGCGGCGCGTGATGAAGATGGCTCCAGTCCCTACCGCATCCGCACGGTGCAGTCCCTTGAGGGCGTACTGCATGTCGAGCGGCATGTAGCCGTCGCCCTCGGTTCGGTAGATGTTGAAGAACGGCAGGTTCACCTGGGGCTGCATGATCATCACGGGCGCCGCGACGATGTCCTTCCCGTGAGACGCGAGCCGGAGAATGTCGTCGGGGGGCACCACGTCGTCGTCGCACATGAGCACGTCGTCGGTCGTCTGCTCCATGACCCACCGAACGATCTGGTTCCGCGCGTCGGCGCTCGACAGGTGCGACGGGAAGAACTTCGCGGGCGGGAGCCCGGCCGCCCGGGTGATGCGCTCGAGCTGCTCGACGGTGCCGAAGTGCGGCCGGCCCCTCGTCGGGACGGCGATGCGGACGCTCAACCGCTCACCATGACGATGCTGCCGATGGCTGTCGAGGCTGTCGTTGCGGTCTGGAGCGCAAGGAACGCAAGGCACGCCCCATCGACGACTTGCACGAGGTTGAACGCGGAGTTGATCCCGTCCATGACGACCATCGCATTCGCCACCGGCTGCGGGATGAACATGAGCGGGTGGCCCATCATCAGTTGGGAGTTGTTCGAGTTCACCGCGCTCATGGCGATGTTCGTGACTGTACGGACCCCGTAGTCGCCCGCGTTCAGCAGGTAGAAGAAGTTGGCGAGCGGGATGCGGTTGGCGACCGACGAGACGGTGACAGCCTGCGCCGATCCCGCCTCTGCGATGTTGCCCGCTTGGTCGGTGTAGGTGATCGTCACGTTGTGAGCCGTCGATCCAAGCGTCGATGTCGCTTCAAGCGTCAGGAAGTTTCCACCCGAGGTCGTGGTCGCGTAACGGGTGGGGACGCCGCTGACCGCCTGGTTGCCGGTCGTCGAGTGGAGGACGGTAGCCGCGTGGAAGATCCGGTCGTAGAGGAGCAGCGTCGCCACCGACGTGAACTGGCTCTGCACGGTCGTGATGTGCAGGGTGTCGCCACCAGTCGCATTGGCGAACGGGAGGGAACCCGCCGTCGCATTTGTTGGGACTGAGCCGCCTGGGATGGCGGAACCCGCTGCCCCGGCCGACGGAAAGACGCCGAGCCCCCACATGGTCTGGTTGGTCGCGGCGTTGGTCGTCGCGCCCTTGATGAAGACCATATCCTGCCGCTTGCCGCCCGCCGTCGCCTCGGAGATCAGGTCCGACAGGCTGGCGAAGCCGGCATTGGCGGTCGCCCGCTGGCGGCGGGCGTACTGGCGCCCGATGCGCCGGATGCGCTGGGCGTAGAACTCGGCCGCGTTGCCGAACCCGCCGCCGCGCAACGGCCCAACGAAGTCGCCGCCCTTCCCGGCCCAGACGGCGCTACCGGAGGGAGTGTTGCCGACGAGGATCGGAGGGCCGTACCACGACTCCATCTCGCGGGAGATCCGCTCCACCGTTTCGGAGCCGAACCAGCGTTCCAGCTTCTGCGAATGCGTAGAGAGACGCATCGACCTAGGCCAGCTCGATGTAGGGCGTCACCTTGATCGCATCGCCGTTGTTCACGATGGTGTAGGGCCCATCGGTGAACAACTCCGCCCAGAGGATCGTCCCCGAGGACGTGCCGACGACGAAGTATCCGTAGATCGTCTGGCTCTGGGAGCCGGCCGTGGACGTGAAGGTCTGCTGAGCATAGGAAGCGTAGCTGGGCGCCCCCGTCGTGATGCTCCAGCTCGCTCCCGTCAACGGCAGTGCGGCGTAGCCGGTGAACGTGGCCTCGGTGAAGTTTCCGGCGGCGCTGGTCTCGATCGGGGTGTAGTTGTTCTGGAACAGCTTCAGGGTCACGGCCTCGATCACCGTCTTCCCGACGATGTGCTCCAGCATGAGCCCTTCTCCGGCATTGGGAACAAGCAGCGCCATTTCAGTTCTCCTCTTCTTTCTGGACGATCATGCTCGTGATCAGCCGCGTCTTGGGATCGCGGACGACCGTGTGCTTCGTGACGGTCGTCTCACGCCTCGGCTGCGGCGGTACCGCGACGTTGACCACGGGAGCCGGCACGTTGACGGTGACCACCGGGGCCGGCGGGGCGGGAATGTTCACGATCAGTTGACGGCCTTCTGCGGCTGGCGGCGCCGAATGAGGTGTGGCAACCGTGGTGCCGCCAGCTTCCTTCGGCTTGGCGCTTGCCATGAGTTTCCGCACCTGCTCGGGCGACACGCCAAGCGCGGAGGCGCTCGCCCGCAGCATCTCCAGCGACTTCCTCCGGGCGCTCTGCTCGTCCAGCATCGCCGTCATCGCCACGGCCGTCGCGTCCTCGGCGTCGTCCTCGTCGGGCTCGGGCTCGGGCTCGGGTTCGGGCGGCGCGGAACCGGCCCCGCGGGACTGCTGCGGCGCCGTCGGAGTCACGTAGACGTCGCCGCCCTCGCGCGGGTTCCGGTCCTCGAACTCGCGGCATTCGTTCGGCGAGTAGATCCCGGCCTGAATCGCCTGCGTGTAGACCGTGAAGCGTGTCGCCATGTCGGCCTGCATGAGCTTCCCGACGTTGAACCGGATGTGGACGTCCGGCTCCGTCACCAGCACGGCCTCGAAGCACTCCTGCCAGATCGTGAGCCAAGGGATCAAGGCGTATGTGACGAATTGGAAGGTCTGCGCTTCGATACCGGATCCCCACGAGGTCGAGCGTTCGACGTCCCCAATCATGTGCGGCGGCACCCCGAACAGCCGCGCCATCTCGGCAACCGAGAACTTCCGGGTCTCGAGGAACTGCGCGTCGTCGGCGTTCATGCCCATCGACTGAAACGCCATCCCCTGCTCGAGCAGGGGATACCCGCGCTCGCTCTGCCGCTTGAACGAGTCGGAGATGTCGTTTCGGATCTTCGGATCGGCGAGCGGGCCCGGCATTGTGAGCACGCCGGGATACTTCACGCCTGACGCGAAGAGCTTGGCCCCATAGCTGTCGGCCGCGAGGGCCAGGCCGAGGGCCTCGCGCGCCCGTTGGATGATCGACTGCCCGCGAAGCCCGTCGGTCCACAACCCCGTGACGTGCAGAATCTCGAGGTCGCCCATGAGAACGTCGGTCTGCCCGCCGACGCGCTTCACCTTGTACCGCCGCCGACCGTCCGGGAGCAGCTCGGGCCCTTCCACAGAGGCCGGCGCCAACGGCCAGAGCTCGGGGCCCTCGGGGCCCTGCTTCCGCTCCGCGAAGGCGTTCCCTGCGAGGAGCGCGTGGTGCATCATCAGCGCCTTGAACTGGTAGGGCTTCTGGTACGGGTTCGGCCGCTTCCGGAGAAGCACGCCGGCGGGATGGCCCGGCATCTCAACCTTCCCGGTCGCCGTGTACTGGAGCACCTGCGGCGGCAGCATCAGGAACGCTTTCTTGAAGAGATCGACGCAGGCCTGGAGCGTGATGTACTGCTCGGCGGTGGCCGCGCTCACCATCTCGCCGGCCTTAGACGGGAGGATCTCCTGGGGCCAGTACCGCTCGTCGAGCGCCGGGTCCGACGCGCGGGGCGGCCGGAACAGGTTGCGAAGGGCATCCGTCAGACGCACGGGATGGGCTCCTCTCCTCGCGCGATCCGCGCGGCGTACTGATCCTCGTGCGGCTCCGGAAGCGCCATCAGCCGACTCAGCGCCATGATCGTCGCCACGACTCCGTCAATCCGCTTCGCCTGCTTCCGCGGCTTTACCGGCCGGATGCGCCCGGCGTCGTCCTGCTTGATCGCCACGTTCTCGACGTTCCACCGCAGCAGCCGGTGTCCCCCGTGGATTACGCGGCGGGCCTTCACGAGCGCCTCGAAGACCTGGCAGGCCTCGCTCAGGTGCTTGTAGTTCTGAAGCACCTCAACCGTCTTGTAGCCGGCCGCCTGGAGGCGCACCGCGATCTCCGTGGCGAAGGCGGGGTCGTAGGCCACGTCACCCTGTTTCACGAGCGGGAACCGCTTCGCCAGCCCGAGGACGTGCGACACGATGGCGTCGGAGTCGAGGACGGCGCCGCTCGTGGCCCTCAGAAGCCCCTCGTCCCGCCAGATGTCGTAGGGCACCCGATCAACCGCTGCCCGTTCCCGCAGGGTATCCTCCGGAAGCCAGAACGCCGGGAGGATCGCGATTCGGTAGTTCAGGGAGAGAGTCCGCTTCACCGGCTCCCCCGCCTCGTCCTCAGTGACGACCTCGACCGTCTCGGCCGGCGCATCCTCGAGGGGAAGGCGGAAGACGATGGGGGCCGCGGCCAGGTCGATCTTCTGCGCCATGTCGATTCCGACCGCGCATGGGAGAGCCGCGAGCTCGGCCTCGGACGGCAGCGGGGCCTTGCAGGCGTCCCACCACTCAACCGGAATCCAGGCCGTGGCCTGATTGACCCAGCGGTTGAGGTGGAGCTGTAGAAAGCTGTTCCGCTTCCGGGGCTCGTTCTGCGCGGCGAGCAGCGATGTCTCGATCGCGTCGGCCTTCAGGGTGACGCCCCACCCGGGGTTGACCCGCTTCACGACCTCGATGTCGGTCCAATCCTCCTCGGACCCGGCCTCGAAGATCATGGCGAGATATGTCTCGTCCTCGATCGAGCCAGACATGACTCGGCGCGCGTAGTCCCACTCCTCGAAGCAGATCGACTCGTCGTCGTCCCCGGCCGTCGTCACCAGCCACGTCATCGGCTGGCGGCGTTTCACGGTGCCTCGGTCCAGCGTGTCGTAGAGCTCGCGTGTCGGCTGCGCGTGGAACTCGTCGAACACGATCCCGTGGGGCCGGAACCCGTGCTTGGTCGGGGCGTCTGCGGAGACCACCTGAAAATACTCGGTGCCGCCTCGCACCTTCAGCGAATCCCGGAACGGCTCGAAGGCCTGCCCGAGCTTCTCCGACTTCTCGACCATGATCCGCGCGGTGTCGAAGACGATTCGCGCCTGCTGCTTGTCGGCCGCCGCCGCGTAGACCTCGGCGCCGGCCTCGTTGTCGAACGCCGCCAGCAGCAGGCCGACCCCCGAGCACAGCGGCGACTTCCCGTTCCCCTTGGGAATCGCGAGGAACACCTTGCGGAACCGGCGCAGGCCGTCCCGCCGTTGCCACCCGAAGGCCGCGCGGATCAGGATGCGCTGGTAGTCGAGGAGCTCGAAGGGCTGCCCGTTGAACTCGCCGATGTGGTGGACGAGCATCGCCGGGAAGAAGCCCTCGGCCCAGTCCGCGGCATCGGCGTCGAAGGCATAGCGTCCGTCGGGCGACTCCCAGCGCGCGACCTGGCGCGACCACACGGCGGGGATCTCAAGCATCACGCCCGGCCAGCGACGCTCAGGCGACGGGCCGGTTCCCCACCACGAGGTGGGCTTCCGCTGCCTCGTCGACGCCTTCTTCGGCCTGGCGCTGGCCCGTCGCCTACGCGCGACCGCCACGGATGGCACTCATGTACCTCGCTGTCTTGTCCTTCGGGCTCTCGTTCTGCTTCCGAGGCGGCACCTTCACCGCTGACCGGCTCGAGGGCGTCGCGCCGATCTCGCGCCGAAGCACGTTGACCTGGGACTGGAGGGCGATCAGCCGCTTCTCTGCGGAGTCGATCGCCTTCCATCCGCTCACCAGCAAGGCGAAATCGATGTCCTTCGCCTTCTCCTGGAACCTCACCGCGGCCCGCTGGGCGGCCAGCTCCAGCTCGAGGGCCCTGAGATCGGTCAGCCGCCGGCAGTAGTCCTCCATCGCCGGGAGATCCGGATCCTTCAGGACCCCCGCCTCGACCAGCATGGACGCGATCCGCAACCACTCCCGCAGCCCCGCCCCAGTCAGGCCCGCAGGCGGGTCGGTGCCACGCGCGACAGGCAGCACGGGCTCGTCGTAGTTCACCCGCGACGGCCGACGCTCGCCTTTCGCCAGCTTCAGAGCGAGCGGCTGCGCCGGCCTACCCGTGCGCGGCACTTCTGTCCTCCAAAGTGGTCAGCGACTTCTGTCCGTGCGCGTGCGAGGGA